CTTATTTAATGCAATCCCCAGGATAGACGTGTATGTGAAGGGCGGCGATTACAGCATGGACACCCTGGACAAACAAGAGCGTGCCGCCTTGGAAAATCACAACCCGGCATTTGTGTTCATCAACATTCCGGACCAACCGCACACGACAGACATAATCAATAAGCTTAAAGGGGAAAAACATGATTAAGGTGCCTAGATTATATTTGGACATTGAGACGATTCCGAACGCACAGTTTGCAACGCCACCGCCTGAACCGGTCATTGTCGAGCCAAAGCCTGTGCCCGGCAACATCAAGGACGCGGCCAAGATCCAGGCACGCGCTGCAGATAACAAGGCCAAGGCTGAGCAAGCCACACAAGAGCAGTACAAGACCGCACAAAAGAAGCATGAAGACCATTTCAGGTCGTACGCGCTGTACGCCTGGAAGTCTCAGATAATTAGCATTGCCTATGCTTTTGATGATGATGCACCATGCTGCCTTGTTGATCGATCTGAGCGAGGCTTGCTTGGATCGTTCTTTGAAGCAATTGAGAGCACAAGGATCAANTTNGACGTGCCCAGCTTCCAATGGTGCGCATACAACGGTAAGGCATTCGACTTGCCGCTATTGGAGGCGCGCCGGATCTATCACAACCTGGCCAGTGCCAACCCTATTCCGTGGGACACAAAGCCGTGGGAGCATTCGGTTGTCTTAGACCCGATGACAAGACTGCCATTCATCAAGGACCGCAAGACGATGGCGTCTGTTTGCAGTGTGCTTGGCCTTCCAACTCCGGTCGGATCTGGTGCCCAGGTCTATGACCAATACACGGCCGGGCTGCTGGACAAGATCAAGGAACACAACATCCAAGATGTCATATGCCTTCGGGCATTGTGTCAGCGGTGCGGGCTGTAGGGTGGGCTATGAAATGCGCGAAGTGCAAAATTGAGGTAAAGGTCTACCACAAAAAAGATAGGCTTTTTATGATGTGCAAACGGTGCGGCATAGGGATTTCAATTCTGTCCAGCACCGAAGCCATCCTAGTCCCGATCATCTGGAAGAAATTCAAAAGAAAATATCGAACACACCTTGACAAGCGTCAACCCAAGCGCTACGGTAATGGTATTGTTTGAGTGTACTGGATAATGAAAACCCTAGAGGAGAGTACCAATGTCGCTGACTCTTGAATCCATCACCCATGGCACAGTTGACCGCCCCCCGCGAATTGTGTTACTGGGCACTGAAAAAATCGGCAAGTCAACCTTTGCAAGTCAGGCGCCAAATCCAATCATTGCGCCTGTGGCTGGTGAGGAGGGCGTTGACGCCCTTGACGTTGCCAAGCTTCCACTCGTAACCAACTACAACCAACTGCTTGAGTCAATCAACTTGCTCATCCAGTCTGAGCACAGTTATGAGACATTTATCATTGACTCAACATCAACCCTGGAAACCCTGATTTGGGAACAGGTCTGTTTGGACTGGAACGTTAAGGAGATTGAATCCGCTGGACCCAATGGCGGCGGGTTTGGCAAGGGCTATCTTGAGGCAGCGGCCAAGTGGGGCCGGATGATGAAGGGTCTTGACATTTTGCGTGACAAGGGAATGACCGTTATTCTCATCGGACATGTAATTGTCGCGAGCTTCAATGACCCGCTGTCAGAACCGTACAGCGTCTATGAATGGGACGTAAACAAGCGGGCACGCGCCCCCATGTTTCGGTGGGCTGATTGCATTCTGTTTGCAAATACGCGGATTACGATCAAGACCAAGGAACTTGGCTTCAACCAGGAACACATACAGGCCGTATCAACTGGCGAGCGCTACCTGTACACCCAGTCGCGTCCAAGCCATCCAGGCGGTGGCCGCGGCGTGTACGGCCAGTTGCCATATGAAATGCCCTTAGACTGGGCTTCGTGGGAAGCGGCCGTTGCAGCACAAGAGCAGGCACAACAATGAAATCCCTGGCATCAGCAGTTGCGGGATCATCGGCTTTCATAGTAGCTGGAATCCTGGCACTCAATGAACAAGTATACATGGCTGTCTTTATCGCCTTGCTGGGCACTCTGTTCGGCATGGCACTATCCGTAACCGCCCCTACAAAGGAACAAGACAATGGCTGACTTAGGAACATTCAACGCGAGCGAACACCAGAGCAATGACTTTGATGCAGTGCCCCCGGCATGGTATCCGGTCATTATTACCAAGAGCGACAAGACCGAATCAAAGAGCACCCCCGGCAACTCGTATCTCAAAGTTGAGTGTACGATTGCTGACGGTCCGTTCAAGGGCCGCAAGCTGTGGACGAACCTCAACCTGTGGAACTCCAACGAGACGGCACAGCGCATTGCCGAATCTGATCTTGCCGACATCTGCAGGGCGGTCGGTATTGAGTCACCGCAAGAGTCAAGTCGCCTGCATGACATCCCGTTTGGTGTCAAGGTCGAACATCGTGAGTGGAACGGCCGGATGCAAGAGGAGATCAAGGGCTATTGCTCTGAAAAGGATCTTCTGAACAACATGGCCACCAATCCGGGACCGGCAGCGACCGGTAACAATCCCGCGCCGTGGAGTGGGCAGCAACCAGGCGCACCAGCGGAAGCGCCGGCACAAACTGGCACACCTCCTGCAGGTGGAGATAATCTGAAATTTTAACCCATCTTCCCCGGTGTCGGTGGCTAACCTGGTTGTGCCTCCTACTCCTACACAATCAGCGCCTCCTACTAACCGGCGCCGGGGAATCTCTAATACCTAAAGAAGGACCACCAACATGAACACGGTAACGATCAACGGCGAAGCGATCCCGGTATGCGCGGGGCAGTTGTGGACACACAACGGTCTCGTTCGTGAGATCATCACTATCCGATACGGGCAGATAGCGTACTGGCTGGAAGGTGACGCTTATAGCTCCTCACTCGCAGACTGGCAGGCGTCGGAGGACGAAACTATCATCCGCCACAGTAACGGCGCTGACATCGACCTTGGGAAGTGGTGCTACCTGTGGCCGTGGCGTGACATCCTTGGGCAGTGGCGTGAGGGCTTGGAATACTGGAATTCTAACATCGACAAGTGGCTAGTGTGCGAGCGTGATTCGGTGCTGCAATTTGGGCGCCTCTACCGCTCCCCCCGCGCCCAAGAGCCAGCCGAGCCAACCTGCCCAACTTGTGACGGCAAGGGCTACACGGTCAACGGCGATGAAATGACGCGCTGCTATGATTGTCGGCCAATCTATCCTTGACAATCTCAAGTCAGCGCTCAAGTCGTATGAAGAACTACTACCACAGGACGAAGATCTGGAGGCCCCCAATGCCTAAGTGCAACAAACCAACTGAGGTCTACAGCAGGGTGACGGGGTATCACAGACCCGTTAAGAATTGGAACCCCGGCAAGCGCCAAGAGTTCAAGGACCGCAAGGCGTACAAGATCCCAAAGCCAAACAAGGCCTAGCCATGCCCCCATTCAAACCCCGCCAATACCAATCCAATGCCGTGCAATCGCTGTACACATGGTTCAGCGCCGGGCGTGGTAATCCGCTGATTGTTGCGCCGACCGGCTCAGGCAAATCTGTCATCCAGGCTGTGTTTGCCAAGCAGGCCATTGATGACCATCCGAACACGCGCATTATCATGGCGAGTCATGTCAAGGAACTGCTGACCCAGAACGGCGATTGGCTCACCAATCTTGGTCTAACCCCCGGCTATCTATCCGCGGGGCTCAATCAAAGAGACTTCAAGTCCCAAGTCCTGGTAGCCGGGATCCAGACAGCGTATAAGCACGCTGCCAGGGTCGGCTGGTGTGACTTGATGATCATTGATGAAGCCCACCTATTGTCAGACAAAAAGCAGTCCATGTATCAAGACTTCATAGCGGGCCTCAAGAAGCTGAATCCATACTTGCGCTTGATAGGACTTACCGCAACGCCTTACCGGATGTCTTCGGGCCTATTGTACGGAAAGCCTGATTCAATGTTTGACGGCATCGCCTATGACATCCCCATAAAAACCCTAATCGACCAAGGCCACTTGTGTCGGCTAACCGGGCGCCGTGGCGTCACACACGTTGACCTGTCTAAGGTCCATATCCGGGGCGGCGAGTTCAAGGCTGACGAACTAGAGCAAGCATTTGATCTATTGACCGCCAATATCTGCGATGAGATCATAGCGGCCTCAACCAACTCAAAGGGCGTACTGATTTTCGCGTCTGGTGTAAAGCACGCGCACCATATAGCCGAATACATTCACGACAAGACCGGCTATTTCGTGGGATGCGTGTCTGGGAAAACGCCGAAGAAAGAGCGAGACACAATCCTCAACAACTTCAAGGCCAACGGTTACAAGTATCTGGTCAACATGGGCGTGCTCACAACTGGCTTTGACGCCCCGCACATTGATCTAATCGCGCTATGCCGCGCAACCAAGTCAACCGGGCTCTATGTCCAAATCTGCGGCCGCGGCATGAGAACAGCCCCAAATAAATCAAAGTGCGTTGTCATGGACTATGGCGGCAACATCGAACGCCATGGGCCAATAGACAAGATCGACCCGCGTGACAAGTCGAAGTCCAACAAAGAGGGCGAGGCCCCAATCAAGGAGTGTCCAAAATGCTTGGCGCTGATTCACATGTCAATCATGGAGTGTCCGGATTGCGGGTATATTTTCCCAGCGCGTGAGCCCGACCTTGACAAGACCGCAAGCAATGCCGCAATCATGTCAGATGAGGCGATAGAAACTATCAGCGTTGATAGTATGCGTGTATTCAGGCACACCAAGAAGAACAAGCCGGACTCAATGCGTGTGGACTACTATTGCGGACTAAATACGTTCAGCGAATGGGTGTGCTTCAATCATACTGGCTATCCGCGGCGCAAGGCTGAGATGTGGGCTAACCGGCGCGGTTACGTGCCCCCAGCCTCAGTGGATGACGCGCTGTTGATACCATGGCCGGAAACGGTTAGATTGACGGTCAACACCAGCGGACGATTCCCTGAAATACTGGACTATCAAATGGTCGGGCGCCCATACAATTGGGACCAAGACCAAGACCAAGACCAACCACAATCCAACATAGAACAAGAAATCAAAGAGGATTCGGAATTATGGGTGTGAGTGCAACCAGCTTGGTCAGAGACATTGTAGCGCCGCAAGTCCACAATAGGTACGGTGTTGATCTTGGGTATGGGGGTGACTCAATCTGCCCAACAGCCATTAACATCGATCTACCACGACCGTACACCCGCGTCGGAACCGATCCGCAACACTTGTCCGGGGATTGTCGGCAACTGCATTGGTTCAAGGATGGCGTGTTGGATTACGTCTACAGCTCGCACATGTTGGAAGACTTCCAAGATATCCCTACAGTGCTCCAGGAATGGGCGCGGGTGCTCAAGACTGAAGGCCTGCTAATCCTGTGCCTGCCCGATGAGCAGCAATATCGCGCACACTGCAAGGCCAATAACGAACAGCGCAACACGCATCACGTCCATGATAATCTCAATTTGCAAATGATCTGGGACATGATGCAAGGAACCTTTTTCATTAACGACTGGCGCGCCATTCCGCCATACTCATTCTTAATCATATCTGAAAAGGTTTAATCATGGCAAAGTCCGAACACCTGATACAAACAGTGTTTATGAACTGGTGTCGCAATCTTGCTAAATTCCATGACCCAAGATTCACGCTTGCGCATTCAATTCCGAATGGTGGGAAGCGCGGCAAGAGAGAAGCGCACCGACTGAAGTTAGAGGGCGTGCGTCCTGGTATACCGGATGTGTTCATACCAATCCCATCCAATCCATGCCATGGGTTGTATATAGAGTTCAAAGATGAAACCGGCACGCTATCAGCCAAGCAACGGGAGGTGATTGCT